CCCGCCTTTCCTGAAAATGGAAACATATTGAGAAATTCCACGCACTTGACAATGGTCTGCCTGCTCGTTGCGGAAAGGTCAAGGTCGGGGTCGGTTACGGCGTAATAAGGCGCACCAAGTTTCTGCGCCAACCCGCAAAGCCACGGGGCTTGATGGCCCGCATTCACGCCAAGGGAAATTACCTCGCAAGGCTTCGTGGCGTACCATTCCAAAAGCGGCTCGTAGGTTGAACCGTTGTCCACGATGTAAATGTCCCCAATCCCCTCCCACTTGCTCAAATCCCTGACCATTGCTTTAGGCCATGTCAGCAGGTTGCGGTTGTTTATGATGACGGGGATTTTGGCCATGGCTAAAATTGATAAACTGCGATAAGGTCGTCGTATCGTCCCGATGCGGTCAAGTCAATAGCCTCAAAGGTTGCGTTCTTTGGAGCCACGGCTGACAAATGGACAAACCAGTCCTTGGACTGCACATCCTCAATCATAAGCACGCCTCCCTTGTTCATCAAGGGTGAATACAGGTTAACGACATCAAGCATGGAAATAAGTGTATGCGGCCCATCGTCCAAGAGAAAGTCAACGCCGTTTTGGAAGTAGTCCTTGGCTACTTGCACGGATTCAGGATTGTAAGCCGATGCGATGTGCAACCTTGAGCGGTTCCAATCAATGTGCAAGTCGGCCTTGGGTTGTACCTGGTTGGATATGTCGTAATACAAGAACTTGGCCTTGGGGAGATACTTGCTCCACATAGCCATGGACCCGCCATGCCATACACCTATCTCCACGAAGTTGATGGGGTCCACTCGCATCTCTTTGAGGAACCGAGCGTAGGTGCTGGTGTAGTTGTGGCCGTTGGCCTTGTCCGTGCCTCCAGCGTAGTCAGCACCATTCAGGTCCAACTCGTTGAGGATGTCAATCAGTTCTTTGTCTTGCATAGTTAAAAAGTAATAACGAACTTATCAGGTGCAGGCCATCCCTTGCAGGAGTTATAAACGGTCATGCCTTCACGCTTCCCTATCCAATGCTCGGCCTGCCAGCGATGCTCACGAACGGGTTCGCCCAGTTGACGGATATGGCTTGACTTAGCCCACCAAAAAGTCCCCGCAAAGTAGGGGTATCCGTCGGGGTTGTTGTGGTCAGCGATTTGGGGAAATTCCTCCTTGGTCAGCCAGTAGGCTCCGACGGCATCCACATTGGCGAGTTCTGCAATGGCCCGCTCCCAAGCGACGATATTGAAGAACACCATGGACCTGCACCAAAGTTGGTTTATCAGGCTGGGGTCGGAACTGCCCTTGGTGTGAGCGTACAGGTAAGCCGCATCCTCGGTCTGCGATGCTTTGTACATCTCGCTAAGGGTTGCTTGCTCCCAAGCGTTGGTTCGGGTCACAACTATTTTAATCTTTGCCGCCACGAGCGAGTTGTCCAAGATTTCCTTGACCACCTTCCGCTGGTCGGGTGGACCGACGATGCCGACACGGATTTCGTCGAGTTGTTCAATCAGCCCGTAATTGCAGAGGGCCATCATGTGCTGGTGCATGATCAACTGCCATTGCCCGCCTCCGCCGCAATAGATGTGGTAGTAGTGGATGAGTTTCATTGGGTGAATAGGAGGGTTAGGATGCAGGCTATGAAGACCAAGGCCAGCACGACCCGACCGACGGCCAAGGCGAGGTCAAGGAGGGATTCGAGGTTCATGGGGCAAAGTTACACCACCAAGTACTTCCCCGAATTGCTCACGGCAAGTTTATTCAAGGCCACATAGCGCAGGGCATCGCAGGCGTGGTTGTACGAATCAATGGGGACCCCCGTGTCCTTCCCATCCTTGTCGGTCGCCCAGGTGTAACTGCGGAGTTCTTTTATCAGGTTCACGGAATCCTTGGTCACATGAAGGTTGAACCGCTTGACCACATCTATCCCCTGCCTGACCGAATCGGGTCCCTTGGATGCGGGCTTGATATTGAATCCGAGCCGATAGATTTCCTCGATGGACTTCGGTTCTGCCGAATCCGCCACGATCTCCCAAGCCCTTGTGATGCCGAACTCCTTCAGTCGAGTGGCGATGTCGCTATTGGTCAAGCCCCGATGGTAGAGCAGTTCGTGGATGAACAAGTCATCGCCCCTGCGGTAAACTGCGACCAAGGCGGTTGGGTCCGTGCTGAACCCCCAGTCAAGGCCGTAGGCGACGAATTTCATCGTGGATGGGTCTATACCCTCAACCACCGTGTAATCGCCGTATATCGCCCCCTGTAGCGTCCCGACTTGGCCCAACCCGTACACCTTCCACCAGTTGGCCCAGTAGGCCGAATGCTCCGCTTTGGCTCGGTTTAGTTCGATGTCGTTGCGGATGGTGTCGGGAAGGGCTTCGTTGTCTTGGTAGGTAAGAATCAGGAACTCCGCATCCTTTTCGGGGAGTACCTCCGTATGCGCCCAAAATTCGTGGGTGGGGTTGAAGTCGATGTAGATCTCCTGACTTGTCCTGATGGCCAACTGGTAGTAGGAATCAAAGTCAATGTTGTTGGCCTCGTTGATGTAGAGGACCTGCCGCCTTGCCCCTCGGAGGCGGGCTTCCGAATCAGCAGAGAAGAACTCAATCGTGGACCCGTTGGCGAAGTTGTATTGAAGCAGGGTCTTGTTCCAGCGGTCGGGAACCCACCTGTGGGTCCATTGCATAATCTTGGCGAAGTCCTTGATGGCTCCCCTCCGTAGGTGAGGGACGGATTCGCTGACCACCGAAATCTCCGACTTGGGGAACCGAGCGGCGTGGTCAATGAGGACCGCAAGGATGCCGAAGGTTTTGCTCGCACTTGTCCCACCTTGGATGACTTTCTTCCGAGCGGTCATCGCCCGAATCTTGCGGATGGCGGTGGTGTACTGGAACATCATTTTGTTGGCGTCAACGAAATGGTTTTGCAGTCAGGACAGGATTCGAACCTGCAAGTCAGTTTTACATTTCGTTGACTGACCGCACCTTGAAGCGAGCGTTTACCATTCCGCCACCTGACTGACACAAAGATACGGGCATTTCGTAAACCCGCACCACTATTCCCCAAAAAGCGGCTGCTCGATGGTGATGGTGTTCTCCTGCTTTTCTACAAGACCGTTCAACCGCTGGGTGATGGAGGGGTTGTAGATGCCCGCCATGCCTCCCTTGATTTGGTCGGCTCGGATGGCTTCCTTTATGCGCTGGCAGATTGCGGTAAATTCTTCGTATGCTCCCCCTTTGTTGTTGAAATAGTCCCTCCCCCCATCAGCAATACCCTTGTCCCAAAGGTGCAATTTAAACCCCTCCATGGTCAATGGGGCTTCTTTTTCCCGAAAAACCTCCACGGCTTTGGGGCCAATCCAATCTTTTACAAGGATGGGTTGCTTCTTTGTATTGACGCAATACTCGCTGAAATCTTCCCAAAGTTCTTGGGGGGTCGCAAATACCCGTGGCCTTCCTGCTCCCATCAGTACTCAATTTTGTCAATGAGTTCGTCAATCTTGTCCACGATTTTCATCTTGACCGCAAAGGCGTTGGGCGAGTTGGAATCGTCCACCGCACCAATGCAGTCGCAGAGGGTCGTGATGACCATCATCAGCGATTCAGTCCGAGCCTGCCGCTGCGCTTCGGGGTCAGCCTTCGTCGAGTTCGCCAAGTTCCCGTAGTTTATTTCTGCTCCAGCCAAGGGCCGCTTTGCCACCCCAAAGGAGGTAGGAGATGTAGCCGCAGTCGCTGGTGCTGTCTGCGTTGTCGTAGTAGGTTTCTGCACGGGACAGGTAGGAGTGCATCCGTTTAATCGTTTCAAGGGAAATCCCTTCCCCGCTTGCGAGTTGCTGCGCCCTGACCTTACCCGTTTGGGTAGCGCACTTGTTCCCGTTCCTCTCGTTGAGTTCAATCCCCCGCTTGGCGTTGTTGCGTACCCCTTCGCCATAGTCGGCATAGGTTTGGAACTGGTCACGGGTTGGGGTTGTTGAGGGCATGGGTAACGGTGTGGTGGTTGGCTTCGGCGAACTGGTCCGCCTCTTGGTAAATGTATTGGAGGGCCGATTTTACGCAGTCAGCGCACCACCAATTCGTGTTGGGCCTGCCATGGGCCACGAGGATGATCTGCAGGTCGTGGACCGCTTCGGGGCTTAACCGCATGAACAATGCCGCTTGGTACTGCTCCCAATAATGGCGGTGCTTGGTTGCCAGCAGGTACTCGTCTTGGGTCATCGGTTGGTGACTTGGAGGATGACAACGGTTAGCCCCGCAGAGGCAAGGCCGTAAACGGGAGCGAGGACCCAACCGCAGGTGGGCAGGGTCAGGGCCACCGCCACCCAAAAAGTCAGGCAGGTGACGCAGGAGAACGGCTTGTGTCTTGCGAACCAGGTCTTGTACCAGGCCTGAGGCAGGACATGGTACTCCGCAATAGCAAGGGCGGTCAGGCTACTTATCAGCAGGGGAAATATCAGCGTGTCCATGGGATTGAATGGCGGCCTTGATTTTGGCCTTGGCTTGGTCGATTGAGTAAATGATGGAGCGGTACGGAATACCCGTGTCCCGTGAAAGTTTCTTCATGTTCCCCGTGCGGAGGTGCAGACGCAGTAACTCCTTGTCATAGGGGAACGCCCCATCCTTGGCCCAAGTGTCCATCTCGGCTTCGGCAATGGCCCAAAGGTCATCCATCAGAGAATCGTACTCGGACTGGGGAATAGGCGAATCGGGGTCCAGTTCCTCCAGCAAATCGTGGTGGCGGTACTTTTGGGCGAATTGATTGTTCTTGCCTCGGTACAGGTTCAGCAGCAAGCGCACCACATAGAACTTAAAGTAGCCCTGCCCGTGGATTTGCAGAATCTTGGCGGGGTCTTTCTCCAGCAGAATCAAGACGCACTCCTGCTCCAAGTCCCTCCAAAGAGGGTCGCCCCCCGTGATGGTGAGGCAAGCCTTTCGGATTTCGCCGCTTCGGTAGAGGTCCAGTATTGTGTGTTCTGCGGATGCCATGCACAAAGATTGCAAAAAAAAGGGGTCAGCGGTTAGGCCGACCCCTTGGGCGTGATAGCGGTTTCGGGCTATTCGGTGGGCGGAAGTAGCAGAGTGTCAGTAATATACGCCCCTTCAGCGGTCTGCAAATACTCCTGTGCGTTGTTGAAAACTTGCCTCCGTAGGTATCGCAGTTGGGGCTTCGCTTTGCAGTCGTTGTGGAAGGATTCCAAGTTGATGATGATGGTGGAGTAGTGGCGGTTGAGTTCCTTCCCGATGGCCATAAAGGTGAATAGGTACTCGTTGTATGCGATATCGGCCACGATGTTCCGAGCGATGACGCAGGGCCGTTCCCTGCTTGGGGAGCGCACTTGGTCGGGCGTGATGCCGAATATCATTGCGGTGGTGTCAACGAGGTGGTGGATGAGGGCTGGGGTCATGGCTTACTTTGAAAAGGCTCGGATTGCTCTCAAATCGGTCACGATTTCGGTTAAGATGACTTTTACTTGAACCAATACTTCTAAATCTTCTTCAGCAAGAAATCTCTTTTTTCGTTCAATGATTTCATTAAGGCGTTCCAATTTTGCCTCGTATTTTTCTACTATTTCGTTCATGGGGGTTGGGTTTATACAATTTCGGGAATGGGCATCCAATAGTTGACTTCGTGGGTCCACCAAGAATGATTTTCGGAAAACCACAAATCAGCGTGCAAGGAATAGTGTGCCACAATTTGCATTCCCTCCACATCGGTAATCAGCACCTCTACCCCGTCCTTGGGCATTTGGTCTTGGGGTCTTATCCAGAGGCTTGACTTTATATGCTGTGTAAACGACTCCACAAATTTAACGGCAACTGGATATCCCATCCAGTAGTTAAAGTCCACACCTATCGGTTCAGCAAGTTCGTAAAATTTATCTATTGCGTTCATGGTCATGCGTTTTTGGCTTGAAGGATGCGACCGAGCAGGGTCCAGTTCACCTTCCACGGAGAAATAGTTTCGGAGCGGTCAGGGCGGTCGCAGTTCACGCACTCCTTGCGGATGTGAATCTGCCAGCGGCGGAAATCGGTGGGGGTTGGTTTCATGGGTTAGGGGTTTATTTTCCTTGTATTTTATCACGCATCCATTGTGCGCCATAAACGAAGGACGGCATAAATGTACATTGACCTTTTCCTGCTTCGTGAATTTCCTCGTCCGTTGGCAGTTCAATGGGTTTAATTGCATTCATAAAACCCTTGATTGTCATTTTATTCATGCCAAATCCAAATGTTCTTATGATTTCTTCTTCTGTGTATAGTTTCATGGGTTAGGGGTTGGGGGTTAGACAAATATGCGAGTTACCTGCAAGGCTACGATACTGCATATAACGACATTCCGATAATAACCAAAGCGTGTAATAATTGGTCAAATCCAAACACAATCCAATGCCATTTATTAGCAGGTGATTGTAGTGCAGGAAACCAGCCATTCATTCTACCTTTCCATACATCAATTAGAAAGTGTGTAATCAACTGAAAACCGAACAATGCAGCTAATTTTAAACCGCTAAATCCAAACACCAATGCAAGTAATACAAGCATAAGTGAAGCGTGTATAAAGGCGTGTGTTAAAATTGGATAAAGCGGTTTTCCTAATCGCTTTGCATTAAGCATCCAAGCAGTTGATAAATGTGTGTAATCTGCTAAAAAATGGCAGATAAATAATCCGATTAAAATTTGTGTTTGCATTTGTTTTTTAAATTAAGTTCTTACTGATAAACCGCCCAGCAGGTTTCATGGGTTAGGGGTTTATGGTTTGGAAAAGTTGATATTTCCCGCAAGTATCGGTCTTGTTTTTTACCTGCGGCCCGAATCCGTTGCTTCGGCTCAACACATACTCGCAGGCGTTACCCTTGGGCCGCACCTCAATAACCTTCCAAGGGCGGTTGTTGGTGCAGGCGGTCAGTAGAAGCAGGAGCAGTAAGCGGCGCATGGGTCAAAGATATAAACAACCTACCCACATTCAGCCAACACCCTTTGGAAATCTTCCACGCTTCGGATTATCTCGTACCTGTACCCCGCCTCCTGAACCACCCCCTGCCACCACTTTTGGGAGAGGGACTGCTTGCCCTTGGGGTCTTTGAACTCCAAGAACACCGCACCCTTCGGGGATAGGTAGGTCATGTCTGCCACCCCCGCAACCACGCCCATGGCTTTCATCACGCTCCCAGCATAGGCAGACGGGGCGTTGTTGTTGACGGTGAACAATCGGCCCCGCTGGTCGGGGAAGTTGTTCCAATGCCATTGGAAGCACTCGGCTTGAATCTTGAACTCTTGCATGGAATTATTTTAGGATTGGGAAACGGTCTTTGTTGTGGAAGGCCCAGCCTGGCTTCCAGCCCATGTAGCGGATGAACTCCAAGGCTTCGGCTTTGCTCTTACATTGGTTGTGCAGCACCCAATAAGGCGAAATTACTTTGGCCTTGGCCAGTTGTGCCTTTTGGTACATGCTGCTGGTCGTGGCCATCTGCATGCCCTGGGCTTTGGTCATCAGGTGCAGGTCCACCATTTCGCCCTGCTCTTGGGGCTTGCGCTGGTATTCGTAGCCGCAATGCTTGCACTTCATCGCTCCGACGGGAATAATCGCCTCGCAGCCCTTGCAGTTCTTCGCCCCGCCAACGCCATCGGATTTCTTCTTGCGTTTCTTTTTAAGGGACCAGTCACGGCTCGCTTCCCAAAACCCGTGGTGGTTCACATTGTTGCCGAAGTCAAGGATCGTGAACTCCCGCTTGGTTGGGGTCACCCTGGAACCACGGCCCACCATCTGCATGAATAACGGCAGGCTTGCGGTCGCACGGTATAGGATCACGACCTCAATGGTTGGCTCGTCAAAGCCCGTGGTCATCAAGTCACAGTTGCAAAGGATAGCGTCGGGGGTATGCTTGAACCATTCCAATACATCGGCCCGTTCCTGCTTACCCATGGTCCCATCCACATGGCGGGCGTTGTGGCCTGCAATCTGCAATGCCCCGCAGACCTCCTTACTCGATGCGATGTTGCTGGCAAACACGATGGCCTTCTTGCCCCTGCAATGCCTCCCGTAATTTTGGACCACGCCGTCAAAAACCCTCCGCTTGGAATAGACCGATGCCATCTGCTGGGTGTCGTAGTCATCGCCCCGCATGCCGATTCCCGACAAGTCCAAGTTTGTCCCGTAGGTGACAGGACTGGAAAGAAACCCTTGGCGTATCAGTTCCCCGACCTGCACAGGGTTGTGAAGTGCCTGATAGAACTTCGAGAGGCATTCTTGGTTCCCACGACGCAGCGGTGTTGCGGTGGCTCCGATGACCACGGCCTTGGCGGGGATGCTTGCAAGTAGCGGGTTGAAGGTTTGCTTGTGAGCCTCGTCGATGATCACCAGGTCCATGCCCGCCATGAGGTCGGCATAGTCGGCCTTGTTCTTGCGTCGGGCGTAGGTCTGCGCCATGGCAATGAAACAGTTGCCCGAAACATCCAGTCGTGGCTTACCCGCTTCAATGAGGGTCGGCACGATCCCGAACTGATCCAGCGCACCGTTGGATTGCTTCAGCAGTTCAACCCGATCGGTGAAGATGATGCACCGTTTCCCCCGCTGAAGGGCCGATGCCACCATGAAGGTGAACATGACGGTCTTGCCGCTTCCCGTTGGAGCGCACAGGATGATGTGCCTCTTGCCCTCTGCGATACTTGTCCGCATTTGGTCAATGGCTTGGTTTTGGTAGGGTCGGAGCGTAGTCACTTGTAGTCACTTTGGTTTTTGAGAAGTGACTACAAAAAACGGCCTTCCTGATAGCGTGGAGGCGGTTGTAGTCAGTGTAGTCACTTGTAGTTACTTTTTTTCTTATGAGTAGATATACATCATACATGCACACACGCACACGCTCGTATATATTGCCAATGTAAAATAGGGGTCAAAACTGACTACACTGACTACTTAAAACGGAATGCCTTGATTAGTAGGCGTTTGGGCGTAGTCACTTCTTTCGTAATTTCT